ATAAAATCCACCTAATTCTTCTGTTGCGTTAAATCCGTGACCACCTTTTGGTTCAATAATACAATCTAACTCTGCACCAACAAGGTTTGTTGCACCAGCGGCTACGATTTGTGCATTTGAAATTGTTGCGTAAGTGTAACCTGTTCCTTTGTTTGTAACTGTAACTGCTGTAACTGCACCTGAAGTAACTGTAACTGAAACTGTTCCGTTTGAACCGTCACCTCTCATTGCGATACCTGTATGTGTGCCTTCAGCACCACCTGAACCAGCAGTTTTAATTTTTACAATATTAATTGCACCATCAACAGCCGCTGATGATACTGTACTATTTGTAGAAACTGCCATAAAGTCTGTTGACAAGAAATTTGCTTGTTGAGCAGCTGATAAAGTGTACATATATTTCCACTTATAATCGTCAGCAGTTGTAATAATTGTTGTAGAATCTCCTGTTGGTTCTACTGTAGAAGCTGTGTTGTTAGCATTATCTAAACATTTGTAAACGTTTCTAGCACTTGTTAATACATAGTAACTTGCGTCCGATAATGTCGTTGCTCCTGAATTTGCTGTAAGGTTTGTAGTTGTACCTGTAGAGTATTCGTTGTAATCGTGTCTATAGATATCGTATGTTGTACCTGTAGTCCAGTTTCTTCTTGGTGCTACAAAAGCAACATCTGTTGAAGTAATCTTCTTAGCTGCCAACATATCATCAAATGGAACAGTTTGTGAATTGTTATTATCACCTGGTGTTACTGGTGCTGTGTCAGTACCTAAATTTTGTGTTCTACTATCACCTCTTGTCGCAATACCGAAAGGTTGAGGTTTACCGATAGCAAGATAATACGTGTTTCCAGCAGCCTCTGAAAAAGACTCTGAAAATTGTTCACTATTGTGAATTCTAAATTTGTTAGTTATAATTGCTGGCATACTATTTCTTTTAATCCTTTACTATATTTATACAAGTTTTCATAATGGTTTTAATATCGTTTACGCTCCTGGGTCAGTTATATTGTTTCCATCAATATCAGCCCACTCTAATACCATTCTATAATGTCTATTATCAGTGTCTATAGGCACAGACATTTTAGTACCATCTGTTAAAACTAACTCAACAGTGTATTTTGTATTAGTACCATCATTTTCTCTGTATCTGTAAGTTGCTGTGTTAATATCTATTTCCATATTATCTCCTATAATTCTGCGTCAAAGTCTATATAACCTGTTCCGTCATTCAACAGTAATATTCTTCCGTTTAGTCCAGCTGCATGTGATGTAGGTGTAGTAAAATCTATTCTACACATATTAGGACCCATATCACCTAGTGAAGGACCAGCGCTAGTGTTCTCGTAACCTGCACCATATGGAACATTACTAGAAAAAGTACCATTTGAGGATATGGTTGCATTACCTCTCAACATTTGTGGAAAATGCATGAACATTATTGAATTGGTACCATTTGTAGATGTCATACCAAAATTCATATAATTTTGTGACGGACCACCTTGTACTTTAAAATAATATCTCAAACATCTATTTAATTCTACATCTTCTGGTAAGTGTTCAAAGCTTGTAGTTGAACTACCAACCTCTAATTGAACTCCTGTTAAGTACCATTCGTTAGAATCACTATCTAATAAGTTTACTGAATTTGATGTACCCATTTTATCACTACCTGCAACCCATGTATTATTAGTTGCTTGATAGTTTGAACCTACTGCATGACTAAACATAATTCTAAATCCGGCATTAGCATTCTTTTTAATTGCACCAGCACTAGCAGTAATTAATGCTGTACCACCTGCTGTTGGCGACAATGAAATAGTTTTCTTTTCCCATGTATTAGAAGCACTGATTGTGTATTCAATAGGTGTTTCGTATCTAGTACCATCACCTGCTTCTTTTACAAAACGTACACAATATATTCCTGTTTTATTTGATTTTACCCAAAAAGATAACATCATGTTTTCTGCGTCAGACGTTCCATAATTAGCCGTTACCATATTTTGGCCTTCAATGAACTGTGTAAGACCACAGTATTGAGCAGCTCCTATACTAGCGTCTGCTGTAGTTACATCAATTTTTAATGCTGAAGAAAAATTTGTACCGGCAGGAACATCACCGCTTTGTGAAACTGTAACTGCACCGTCTGTAGATTCGTCCATAGTCCATCTATCTAACGTGTAACCATTAGAAGTGTAAGGACCACCTCGTCTATCAAAAATCATTTTACCATTGATGATAAAGTTTCTAAAATTTACACCAGGATTAGGATTTTCTCCTAAATTATTTGCAATTGTTCTAGTTAAAATTCCCATGTTTTTATCCTAAGTACCTTACTACTACCTCAGCTGAACTAGCCGGAGCAGTTATGAATGTTAATGTGGTTCCTGAAATTGTATAGTCGTCTGTAGGAACTAAACAGATACCATTTACGAATACTAAAACATCATCTACTGTTCTACCAGCTTCAATTGTTAAAGTTGTATCAGAGCCATCACCTGTCATAGATGTTTTTAAATGTCTTTTTCTACCAACCATTTGTATAGCGTGACCCATATAAGGATGATTTATACATTGATAGTATAGAACTGGTGCTGTGTTTTCATCAACTTCAATCTGTGTATATGCACCTGCACTACCAGCACTGCCGTTATATGTTACACCATATTCATATAAAGTTGTTTTAGCTGCGTCTAAATAAAATTTAATTTGATGACTGTTATTAGTACCAGCAGATTGGTCAAATTTGTAAACACCTGGAGCGAATTGTAATAAAGGCGACTCTTGGTTGCCGTCAATTATGTATGCACTAGCTGAACCTACAGAGTGATAATAATGTTCAGAAGTTTTAGAAGTAACTGTAACTGTTAAAGTTTTTGTTACAGTGTTTTTAGGAGACATCATAGAAATGTAACCTACGTCTTGAATATCTGATTGACCAAAATCAATATCATCACCGTTTGCTAAACCACCTGCTTCTGCAGCTGACTCAAATCTTGTGTTTGTCGCATTCCATTTTAATACATGACCATCAGCAATACCGGAAATATCTACGTTTGAAATATCTTGAATTGTATTGTTTTCTGAAAATAAAGAAATCCAAGCACCTGATTCTGCAAAGAAAGCCTGAGCAGTGTCGGACTTGGTTGCAAACATACCTTGATATGTTGTTGGATTTGGTAAAGCAGCCGTATTTGCAAAGTTGGCTTTGAATTTTGAACCAGCACCTGTTATATCTAAAGCAGCTGTTCCGGTTAAACTAGTATTAATAACTGGTGATGTTAATGTTTTATTTGTAAGTGTATCTGTAGTATCTCTACCTACAACTGTCTCATCTGAAATTGCTGTATTTAATTCTGCTATTGTACCTGATAAGGTGTTGTCCGTTAAATCAATAGTTTTATTTGTTAGTGTTTCAGAACCAGAAGTTGTTGAGAAACTACCATCGGATACTGCTGTGTTAAACTCATTCGCCGTACCTGTTATGGTGTTATTAGCAAAATTAATTGTTTTGTTAGTTAGTGTGTTTGTACTAGCCGCTGAAACTTCAGCAGCCATTGAAACTTTATTGTCGGTAACTGTTGTTGTAATACCTGTACCACCTTCAAAAGTTAAAGTTTGACCTAAACTTAATGCGTCAATGGTAGAAGCGTCATCTTTAATAGATATTGTAGGAAAAGTATTAGTAGCCGCTGTCAAATCTTTGTTTGATAACGCCTGTGTAGCAGTTGTAGTAGCAAAAGTACCGGATGTGAAATTTGTACCATCACCTAAGGCAGTGTACAATTCGTTCATCAAATTGTTGACTTTTGTTGCGCCTTCTCTTAAATTATCACCTGTTCCGTCATTTGCAACTGAACCGATACCTATTAATTGTTTAGCCATTTATTTTCCTCTTTGTACTATTTATAACAGTTTTAAACAGTTGTGTCATCAAATGTTCTGGTAGTTTTATCAAATTTAGTAACTGTGTTATCAAATGAGTCTCCACTGAATGCCGTTACAGACGGAAACGCAAAATTCATCTTAACTTGCTTACCTTGTTCATCACTAGTCATAAGCATAACTGCGTCTAAACCGTCTAAAGTTGTTTTTGTACCAAATACCTTTAATTCACTTAATGTTTTGAACGTGTTACCAGCGCCTTGAACACCAGCACCGAAAATTCTATTTGCATATGTATTGATTGAACCATATCTAGGACCAGCATATGCCCAACCTTGTGATACTTGAACACCGTTAATATTCTCTCTTTTACTTGACCTAATTGTTAAATGTACACCTTGTCTGTGTAAAGTTACGTCTCTAGTATTTGCTGAAAATCTTTCAGTAGAATTATCATTATCAATAGAACCAGCTATATAAGCATTGTTTCTCAATGAAGTACCGTCATCTACTGTTCCTAATCTTCTACCGAATATAGTAGAGAATAGAATGTTTGCAATACTAAAGAATGGGTCATCAACTGCACCAGAAACAGCACCTGTAATTGGTGTTGAAATCTGAGCATTAAGTCTAGTTGATAATTGTACTTCTCCTGTAAAGTAAAAACCAGAAGTGTGCATTGTCTTTTTAAAACTATCTCGCCATTCATTAATAGAACGACCAACTTTTAGAACGTAAGAAAAGTCTTGATAATATAAACTATCTTGTACTTTTACAGTAGTTTCTGAAATTTCTCCGTCTTCATTTAGAAAACGACCATCTGTGTCAGCAACAGATACAACATCAATTGTTGCACTTGAAGTATCAATCTTTTTAACAGTTAATTGTCCACCAGACGGTGCTGTTAATGTTTCGTTAGTTTGAAATGTTCCTGTAACATCTTGTAATCTAATTAGACCTCTATCGTTATCATATTCTGCAAGTTTACCAGAAGCACCACTTGTGCCACCTGTTATAGTTTCATTTGCTAAGAAAGAACCTGAAATATTTACGCCAACGATATTATTATAAAACGTTAGTGTTGGTGGAGAAGGAGCAAGTTGATAATCTAAACCTAATTCTACAGTTTTAATTTTAACAATTCTACCAATATTAGAACCATATAATTTTACAGAACCATTTAAACCAGTTGAACCATTAACAACAGCTGTTGGTAATTTTAAATAACCATTTCCTGGATTTGTAATATAACATTTACGAATTTGTCCAATATCTGTTCCAGTTTCTTGCATAACAGAATTACCAGCATACGTGTCGCCTCTAGTTGTTTCATCTTCATAAACTAAAGTTTCGCCGTCTTCTGCAATAACATCACCATTAACATTACTAACAAAACCAGACGCACCAAGACCTGATGTACCTGTGTCATCAAAAGTTATACTATCGCCAACCCGATAATCTCTTCCTGGATTGTCAATGATAACTTCTTCAATTTTACCTGGACCAATTTCTTCAACTTGGAAAAGTCCACCTGAACCACCACCAATAACTGAAATAGAATCTGAGGTATCATTTAGTGAACCATCATTTGTAATATTTTTATTACCTGGAATACCTGTAACAGTTGC